GATGGGGCTTTGGATGTTTATGCTGCTGCGGATTTTGTGGTTCATGTTGGAAGCGCTAGTGCTGCGACTTTTGTGAATGGGGCTGACTTCAATCTTGCGCAAAACTTTACGAGTAATGCTGCGACTTTTGTGAATGGATTTTCGGATGTGGCGGATGCTGCGACTTTTGTGAAGGAGGTTGAGAGTGAGAACGGGACGAGTAATGCTGTGTATTTTATGAATGGATTTTCGCATGTGACGGATGCTGCGACTTTTGTGGATGGGGTTGGTGCGAGTGATGCTGCGAGATTTGTGAGCGGGCGGCCTTTCGATGCTTTTTCTTTCGTGAATGGATTTTCGGATGTGGCGGATGCTGCGACTTTTATAGTGGGTGTGGCGCAGGACACGTTCGCACGTGCAAACCTGTACCATGATATGACTGCCTCTCAAGGGGACGACGTTGCTCAGCTGTCGCTCGCAAGAATGTATATCCCCGGTTTCGGCGTTGATGTGGATGTTGCTGCGAGATTTGTGTTCAGTGTCGGTGCGGAGAGGGCTGCGACTTTTGTGAATCATGTTGGTTGGTTTGTTGCTGCGACTTTTATAGCAGATGCTGGTGGATATGACACTGCGATCGCTGATAGTGTGGCTTTTACTGTCGTCGAGAGAGACAATGCGTTAAATGATCAATCGGACGCCATTAAAGTTGCTGAAAGAAACGTACAAGGATATGCTATTGAAAACCAAGATTTATCAGGTAAAAATTTATCTGGATTAAAAATTACAAGTTTAAAAGGTTGTAGTTATGACCAGTCAGATCCTCCTAATTTCTCGAGATGCGATTTGACTGGCTGTAACATGACACAGCTTACAATCAATCCGTAATCAGTTTTTTATTATACAAAAAAATATAATAAAAAAGGTTTTTTATTTTTTGGTTTTTTTTGTTTTTATTTTTGTGTTTGTGTTTTTGTTCAACTTTTTTGAAAAGTTGGTTTTTTTGTTTTTTTTTGTTTTTTTTTATTTTTTTTTTGTTCAACTTTTTTGAAAAGTTGTTTGAAAAGTTGTTTGAAAAGTTGTTGAGGTATTATTAGCCCCTCTTATATGGCTAGGCATGTTGATTTATGCCTCTTCGATAGTATCGGTTTCAGAATCATACTTTCCGATGAACTCCTGCTCATCATTGAACACGTTGTGTTCCTCATCCAGATACAGCTGTTGTCCCGGGTAGAGCGAGTGTTCAAAGTCTTCCACATCGTCCTCTCCCGGAAACTCAGGCTCCTCCTCCTCTACGTCAGAGTCATCCTCAATCTCTGAGAGATCATCCGTAGTGAGTTCGTCATCCTCTTCTGGTTCGGCGATTTTCTCCTCCTTAGGGGCGACAACCTTTGATTCAGAGAGTTCAGCCTTTGCGGCATCCGTAGCGAGTTGAGCAATGAGATCCATATCTGACTTCTTGACTACCTTGGTCTTTTTCACTGCCTTGGTCTTTTTCACTGCCTTGGTCTTCTTAGCAACCTTAGCCTTAGGCGTCTTGACGACTTCCTTTGCATTAGGATAGAGCTCGTCAAATCGGACGTTTGCCTCATCAGTCCAGGTGTCAGGCTTGATCTTTACCACATCTCCAGTGGCTTTCGCGACCTTGACGCGCAGGAACTTACTGTCTTCCTTATTGCGGAAATCGTTTCCCTCCGCGTCAGCAATGCGCTTAGGAGTCTTATACTCTACCTTAGGCATGGCTGCCTTAGTAGCGGCCTTTGCTGCCTTCTTCAGCGATGCGATTGCAGCACGAATATCCTTTGTAGGAGAATCCATAGTGAGCGCGTTCGCAGTGTCCATCTCAGAAAGCTCCTTTAGAAGCGCTTGCTTAGCGATGTCGCGCTTAGAAGGACCCTTAGTCGCCTTTTTCGCGGCCTTCTCAGCAGCCTTTTTCGCGGCCTTCTCAGCCTTGGCCTTGGTTGCCTCCTTAGCCTTGACGGCTTTCTTAGCGTCGGTCTCCTGCTTCTTAATCTCCTTTTTCAATGCTGTGATCGCGGTACGAATTTCCTTGTTGGAAGCGTCCGCCGCAAACGTAGTCTCGCCTGCCTCTAGAGCATTATACTGCGCAATGAGAAGCTTACGAGCCTCAGCCTTCTTGAGTTCAGCCTTGCTGGGACCCTTAGGACTCTTCGCCTTCTTCGCCTTCTTAGTCGGTGTTGTCTTCTTACCGACCTCAGCGATAAGCGTCTCGAGTGCCTCATCCGCCATGCTGCGGTATTGACTTAGCTCGCGACCCTTGGTCTCGTCGTCAGTAAAGATGCGATCCAAAAGAGCGCTTCCAAACTGAATGTAAATTTTCTTAGTAGTAGCGGTTGGGAGTGCAATAGTGAACATAGTTATAGTAGTTGTTTGGTAGTTTTGTGTAACGTTTAACGTGTTTTGATGTTTGTTTTGTTGGTTGGGATAATCTAAACTTTTCCAGATCGAAAAACTTCAATTTTACAAAAATTTTAGAAAAAATTAATTCCTTGGTTTTCCCTAATAATAAAGTAAATACAAAACAAGGGATTCGTATGATAAATTGATATTATTCGATAAAGAATCTTAAATTTTAAGGTTTTTAGGAATTACCTAATTTAGGGTTTTTTTAATGTAGTTATATATATATATATATGTCTTCTGGCGAAAAAAAAGAACCTAGTGCTTCTCAAAAAAAGGCAGAATTAAAAACATGGATGCCAAACTGTCCCATAACATTTGAACCTGCTATATGTGAACTTATTCCATGCGGTCATTTTATTTCTTTAAGCAGTGCTCGCAAATTTGGACAATATATACGCTCACATAATAGAGCCTCAAACCCTGATAAATGTCCTATGTGTAGACAACAGTGGCGAGAAATTAGATGTCTTTCTGTTGAAAAAACGCATGAAAAAATACGTCAAAAATTAGTAGAAAACACTGCCGATATACCAAATGGTCCTTTAAGAATATGGTTCCAACAAATTTTACATTTTTTTACATCATACGACGTCATACAGGAAGACCTAAAAACCAGTATTGGTAAATGTTTAGTGGATAATTTTGTACAAAGAACTGATACTTCAGGAAGTGGCGGAAGTGGAGGAAATCGGTTGTTCAGATTTTATAACTACAGCGGAGGTACCATAGTATTAACTAATAATCAAGCAAAAATAATACAACTTATTGAATGTGTAAAAACAGTAATATCAGATTATATCCGCGATAATTTTGTTTCAAAAGATAAGGCAATTAGTGAAATGACTACAGGAGTTATGGATCCAGAATCATACAAAGGATCACCTATACAATGGATTTTAGAAGAGTCAGAAGCTATAGCAAATGGTGCGATAGAACAAGCGAGATCCATTAATTTACCTGAAAGAAATAGCGTTATAAATACAGAAACTATGTTTTCCAGAATAAGAAGATCTTTAGGAACTGTTGCCACTGAAGCTCCTAGACAAATACCCACTGAAATGGCAACAATTGTATTGTCAACTGCCGCATTGATAGGCACTGCTCAAATGTACAGAGCCGTTGATTATAGCGTGTGTGATGGATTAGACACTACTCCCATTCCTGGTCCCGATGTTCCAACTAGAGGCAGATGGGGTAATTTTCCTGTTTGTACAAGCCGTTACGATCAACAATACTGTTGTGATCCAAAGGGAAGTACTACTGGATCTGGAGCATGCGGAACAGATTCATATCATACTGGCGATGGTTCCAATGTTTATAGCGGACCGGATATTGATTATTCACAGAAAAGTGCTATGGAACCGGGTGGTGAATATAATTGCGACAGGCCGGGAAATGGTCTTTTACCTGAATGTATTGCAAATAGTGCCTTCAATGCCTTTGCATGTACAATAACAGGCGACGAAGAGTGTGACGTTCCTGGAGGATATGGGTGGGCAAGAGCAGATGGAGCAACTTTTGAAGTAACAGAAACTGGACCAGGCCCCGATTTACCATCTAGACAGGCGCAATGTTCAAATGATATAACCAGACAAGAAACTTTACAATTAGCCGGAGCGGTAGTATCCGTAGGAGTATTGCTTTTCGGTTTATATTCAGCATGTACAAAATTTATTTATCCTAGTGAAGGTACATCAACTCTTGTTGGAGATGACACCCTTGTTATTACATCAGATGGAATTGAACATAGAGAAAGAAGAGGAGGATACAAAAAAAAACGACGTAAATCTAAAAAAAAGAAAGGTGGTAAAAAGAAAACACACAAAAGACGAAAAAGAAAAATGCGTAGAAAAAGTAAAATGCGTAGAAAAAAACGAAGAAACACACGTAACAGACGATAAATACTAATTATAAATTAATTATTATTTATCTTTTTCTAAAAATACCACTACTTCTTTTAAAAAATTTTATATGTGAATTTGGCGTTTCAGAATCGGAATCATCATCATCATCATCACTATTTATATCCATATCAGGAGTCCATCTCTGAAAAGGATCCATTATAAACGATATAAGATTGTTTGTTTCTCTTAATGACTTTGGCATTTTATAACAACACATACTAAATATATGATTCTTTTTATCTTCTGCTAAAAGAATTTCTTGTTGAAATATTTGATCTATTATCGAAAACGCGGTCCCTAATAACAGTATTGTTGTAAGTATTCTTTTTTTCTTTTTATAATATTTTTTAATTTTTTTTCGTTTTTCTTCACAATCCATAGATTCTAGTGTTTTCGTAAATCCAATTTTGTTTGTTATATCTCTCATGCGAGTTATGTAATCTTTTCTCATATTTTCTATTTTTTTTATTATGGAAAATACATTAATATTATATATATTCGGATAAGTATATCGTATCGACCTAGGAACTAAAAACTGATTTGTTTCTTTTATTTCTTTAATTTTTGTTTCAATATCTTTTAATTTTGCGGTTAAATCAATATCTTCTTTTAACTTTTTATAATTATTTACATTTGTTGCCTCGTTTACCACATCTAAACCTCCAAACATTAAACAATAACCAGATGAAAATTCACATACGGATTGTAATTTATCATATTGATGTGCTGATATTTTATGTGCTTCTGCTTGTGCGTCCAATTTCATATAGCTTACTACTGCTAATAAGAATGAAATCCATGCGTTTAATCCTGAGAGAGCATAGGGACCCCACGATATAGACTCAAATGCTACTGAAACAACAGTTGCTAAAGAAGATAAAAATATAGCAGGAAGCATTAATTTATTAAGTTGATTTATTCTAAAATATTGCGATTCCATATAAATAAGCTTTTGTCCACGAACATAAGACGCTAAAATATCCATAGCGGAAGAAAAATATTCATTGGGGTCGTAATAAAGTTTATTAATACTATCTCTAACCTGAGTATAAGAGACTTTTTTGTATCTTCCCAGAACTGAACATGTATCTTCTATATCATCGTCTGAAACATCTATAGGATCTAGTGTATCAAAATCTAAATTAATACTATTGGTTGGAATAAGATTTAATTTAATCTTTTTTCTTATTTTATGATTTACACTTTGAATATTAACCATTTCTAACGCTTTATTAATCATTTTTAATTTAATGTTTTTTTCACTCACAACTGGTGGATTTTCAATATCGTGTGTTGAATTGGATGTTTCTGTGATTTCGGTTGTAGTATTATTAGAAATATCGAGTGTTGTAGTATTATTAGAAATATCGAGTGTTGTAGTATTATTAGAAATATCTAGTGGTGTAGTATTAATAGAAATATCTAGTGGTGTAGTATTAATAGAAATATCTAGTGTTGCAATATTATTATCTGTGACAATGTCTTCCATATAAAATAAATTGCGATTTTAATTTATTTCATATTTGATTTTTAAATTTATTTTTTTTCCATAGCATCTTTTATTTGGATATGTTCAGCTATGCTTTTCTTTAATTCTTTTCTCACTTTGTCAGTTTGTGGATTTATAGGGTCGTCGGTCATACTTCCTAACATTTGCTGCCATTCTTGTAATAGTTTAGGGTTATTTTGATAATTTGGATGTAACTGTTCCCATTCTGATAATTTACACGTTTGTTTCATTTTAATGTTGTGTATTGTTTTGTCTATTTTTTTATTGTCAGCATCTTTAAACCATTTATTGTCTTCTTTAACATAAAATTGTAATCTTTTTTTATCGCTACAATGGATTGGACGTTCTGTGGGTTTTAAATCTTGTAATTGTTTAGCGAAGATATTTGTTACTCCTTTTACAAAACCATTGTCTTTAGAGTAATTTAAATCCTCTAAAGAGACCTGTAATTGGTCTATGAAATCTGTTAAATTCATAGCATTTTTACATGTTTCATTTAAAAAGAAATTTATAGAAATTGTGTTATTATTATTATTTCCAATATTAGGCATCATCTTAGTATTTGTGTCTATTGATTTCTTCAAAAGTTCGATTGTTTCGTTTTGTTGTTGCAATTGCTGCATAAGTATGTCTTTAAGAGATAATTCTTCCTCGTTTTTTTCGATCTCAGTCTCACAATGATAACTTTTGGGTAACGTTATCCTGTTCAACACTTTCTTTTTTTTTGTTCTAGGACATTTACTTTTATGCCTAGATAAACCGCTCTTATATTTATAAATTTTTCCACAAATATCGCATGAAAAATCAACATTTTGGGGTTTTTTCCCATTATTTGGGGTTTTTTCATGTTTGCGTGTCAAAAGGTGTCTATTAAAATCTCGTCTGTTGCACGATAAGAAGTCACATTTTTCACAGTAATATTTTTTGGGGTTTTTTGGGGTTTTTTTGTTATCATTTTTCATTTATATAATGATAACAAAAAAACCCCTAAATTCTTTTCATTTTATATCTTAAAAAAATCTCAGTCACATTTATTTTTTTTTTAATTTTATAAATTCCTACAATGTTGTAGTATAAAAGTTTTTTTCAGTTTTTTGCAGAAAAAGTTATTTTGAAAAATCGATTTTGGACATTTTTAAAATGTCCAAAATGCAAATATTAGAGAACTTTTATCATGAAATTTGTGGAAAAACTCAGAACACTTTTTTTAGTTCTTTTATTTCGGTTATTAATATTTAAAGATAATAATTTCATTATTAATAAATATGGAAAATATCATAGAAGTCCAAAAAAAAGAATCAGCCGAACCAACTATAGATCATGATAAAATGATAAAAGATTTTTTAAACAGATGTGGATTAGTTTTTACGGAATGGGAACAATTAGATGGTATGGTACTATCCAGAGATACACTTTTGTCTGCTGCTATATATGAAAAAGTAAAACGAGATATAGTAAAATTAAAAGAACTATATAGTTCTGGTTCTCTGACTTCTTTACAAAAAAATGCACAAACAAGTCAAAAATGGCCACTATTAAACCTGGTTAGACAAATACTAAAAAGTAACGAATATAAGATGGATCCGAGAAGAAAAAGCAATGGCTATACTCCTGAAGGAAAGAAAAAATATATTAGATCTTTTGTAATAAAAAAAATAAAAACAGAAGAATTAAACAAAACAAAAGAAATAAATCCAGAAGAGATCCCTAGTAAGAAGCTTTTATAAAATAATTAATTGCGTTATTTTATTATAATAAAATAGTTATATTATATTATAATGGAAAGAAATCAGGCTATATCGGTCGCAGTAGGCGTAGGTGCCGTTGGTACAGCTTTAGCTTATTTAGGATATTCATATTACAACAATGAAACAGATACAGTTAATTTAGTAGAAGAACCTAAGCAACAAACCGCATGGTGGAATAATCTTTTTGAAAACAGTAATACTAATACTGAAGAATTAGTGTATACAAATGTAGAAGAGAATAAAACGCACGACGATAATAATATTGAAACTACTGTTGAAAAAGCTAGTGCATGGGGACAGTTTTGGAAAGGGGAATATGATGGAAAAAATGAAAAAGTAGAACCAACTGTAGAGGTAAAAGAAGATTAAACACTATTAGATCTAGATAAATAACAATCATAATATACATCCAATTTAATATTCATTTTTTGATATTCTTCTAATATCTCTAGCTTTTTTTTTAAGATATTGTATAGTATCATATTGATCTAAAATAACTTCTTTTTGCTTTTCAAAAATAGCATTTTGTTCTAAATATTTGTTTTTGTAATTTGCCCATTTAAAAAACATTTTATATTAATCAATAATTATTTATTTAATATAAAATACGCGATAAACACAAAAATAAGCAATTTAAATAAACTATAATAATATATTTATAATGATTCAATCGCTATTAAAACCTACTGAGTTATTAGATAAAGCCGTTGCATTTGGTTTTTTTAATATGGCACATAAAGCAAATAAACCCACATGGAGTAACGCAATGTCAAATAATTTTACGGCATTAACACACGCATCGCTTACTGTTTTAGGTTCAGGTTGTTATTTACTAAGTAAATATTACGGAGATCCTATATTATCAAATAAACTTTATTATGGTGTGAAAACAATAAGTACGGGTTATTTCACTTACGACATGTTATATATTTTAAAACACGGAAAAATGTCTTTTTTAAATGCTGTATATTTATATCATCATTTTGCAAGTCTTTATATCATTCACAAAAATCCGGATATATATAACGCAGCTGACATATTATTTTGGGGCGAACTTTCCAATATACCGATGTATTTTGTATATTACTATATGAAAAACAATATTCATTCTGATAAATACAATAAGGAGAATTTGGCTTTTTGGAAAAAAATACAAGCTTACATGTATGGAGTTATAAGATGGCCTATATTATCATATTTAACTTATAGTACATTAAATAAAGTAGAAGATCCTAGACCTATATATGTGGTTTTACCCATTTATTTTATGGGTATTTTTTGGACGATTAATCTTTTTAAAAAACTTTAGACATTGTTGCCTGATATATCATTGTTAGAATTGCCGCCAGACGTTTCATTTTCATCACCAATATTGTTATTAATTATTTCATTTGTTCCATCATCGGTTTCTTCATGTTCGTCCAAAGTTGCACCGCTGTCAGAACCATCGGATTGTTCAGATGCAACCTCATTTATTGTTATAGAAACAACTTTTTCGGTCGATTGTTCAATAGTTTCCTGTATAGGTTTATGAATAGGACTATTGTGCGAACTTTCCTCACTATCACTATCTGTATAGTCACTTACTTCTGCAATGTTGGATTTAAGATTACCTAGTAAATCATTCATGCTGTCTTCTATATTGTTAGTTGAAAAATTATTTCTCAGTAGCTGTTTCTGAGTATTAATTTGGGCTAATTCAAAAATTTTAGCAATATCTTTCTTTTGTTTTTCGTTATATTCGTGAAATTCTTGACGCGCCTCTTCTTTTACTTTTTCCCTCTCTGCTTCATTGTTTTTCATTTCTTTTCTTAAGCGAATTGCTTCTTTATTAGAAATTTCTAGCTTAAGCTTTCGTTGTTTTTCTTTCTTTCTAGCAAGTTCTTCCACATCATCTCTATAGATCTTAATAGGTCGAATGTCAAGAATTTCTGGTCTAAAGAAATCATAATTATTACTAGGGACACCGCTTACATCATAATCAGGTTCAGGGAATCGTTTCATAAACAGTTTAATAAGAGCTTCTGGGATATTGGGAGATTGTTCTATAAGTCTATCTAATTCAGCCCGACTATTATTAATAAAATTAGATCCGTCGTCTGTTCTTTCTTTAATAGGAAGAGAAAGCTCTACACTAATATTTCTAGAAAATTTAGAATATGCCAAACTAGCAGCTCTATGACCTTCTAATAATTCACTCACCTTGAGGAATTGCGCTATAGTAGTAATAAGGCCTGCCGCTAGATTTAAAAATCCTATACCTAGAGGAACGTATGTTGCCCATGAGGGAGGGAAAGATCCTTGAGCAAAATTAGCCGTACCAGTGACGGTAGAAATTATAATTACAGGTAGAGCAAACCATAAATTTTGATTCGTGTATTTTTGAAACGCTTTATCATGTAAATATCTATAAGAAGAACCAATCTCTGACCATTTTTTAAGTATTAGTTCTTGTTGAACATGCCAATCGGGCAATCCCTCTGAGTTTTTTCTTACAACTAAACTTTTAGCAGATTTCGGAGTATCTGTAGAACTCATTTATATATAATCGTTATTTTTTATTCAAAAATATAAAAACGCGAAAGCCAAATCACAATATTATTTTATTTTTGCCTAAATTAGTTAAAAAATATATAAAATACATTTAGAAAATCCGGTTATTAATTATATAATATCACATGTATTGGGGGCAACCAGATGCCAGCGTTAGTTTTTGTGAACAAAAATACACAATTACGCCATATATAGCAGAATATTATAATACTATGTCGGCTTTTTCTTACATGATAGTAGGTATTATTTTTTATTTTACAAAAATTAGATACATAAGTAATGTATTACTTTTAATGAGTTTAGGTACAATGGCTTTACATTGTACTCTTAGATATTATGGTCAATGGATGGATGAAATTTCTATGCTAATTTTAAGTTTTTATATAATAAAATATTTACGAAATGATTTGCTTAAAAAATCAACACTCAATATTTATTTATGTGGAATAATTGCTGGATATTTTTTATTTAATAAAATTTTTATTTATTTTTTTATAATTTTTACAGGTATGCAACTATATATTTATAACTTGGCTCAATTAAAACGTAATCAAAATAAACGAGTAGAAAATTTCTTAATAAAAGCTTATACTATTTCTTTAGTTATTGCTACAATATGTTGGTTTTTAGACCAGATCGCTTGTGATTATCTTGGTTATTTCCAATTACATGCTATATGGCATGTAGGGACCGCTTTAGCAATGTTATTTGGGTTTACAGCCATAATTATTTAATATTACAATAATGTATATGTGGCAGTTTTTAATGGGTTTTGGAGCTGGAATTTATGTGGGAACTAAATATGATTGTAATCCTACTGTAAAGTTTATTACTAATTGTATCAAAAATAATGTACCGAAAGATGCATTGCCAAAAAAAAAGGAAGAAGAATAAAAAAAATTAAATATTTAACTATATAATATTAAATATTTAATACTTCTTATGAGTTTATTTATTTTGAGTTTATTTATTTTTTAAATAACGAAGGAATTTTATATTCATCTTCTTCTTTGATATATTTTGCTATAATTTTTGGATTTTTATTATTTTCAATAATATCCTGAGGATCATATACATTACAATCGTCATCCACATAATAAATAATACCTTTAATATCTACAGCCTGAACAGTCTTTTTCACGTGAGTAGGTTTTGAAGTTGTTTGGTTAATTTCTCCATGTGGCATTCCTTTAATATGTGTTCCACAAAACTTTGCTTCGCCCTTTCGCCGTCTTGTACATTGTTCATTATTCGCTCTTAGAGCACAACAACGTTCATAGAAAGGAACAACATTTTTAATACGTTTTCTTTTTTGAAAATCTGTTTTGTCAAATTCAAGGGGTTGGTAGTCATAAATATATTGAAGTAATTGGGCTGCATTCTTTTTAGAAATTCCTAGTTCAAAAATATTATCTTTAATATCGTCTTTAAATGTTTGAAAGTAAGATCGTGCTTTGTTATTAATACGTTTCTCCATGTTTTATATCAATATAACAAATAATTTTAAAATCAATTTTATTATTCATCTACCATAGAATATAAAAAGGTCGCTACAGTACCGGGTAGAATAAGCATAAATAATAATAAAGCGTTTATCCACAGTTGAATAGGCAGTATTTTATCTATTGGCATTGTGGGAAACAAAAATGATATAAGAGAAAAAAACCCATTAATAGCAAAAAAGGCTAAAATAAAAATAATAAATTTATTCATGTTATATAATAAATATATTATTTTATTCACATTTTACTATCAACTTATTTAATTTTATAACCGTTATTCATGGGATCCCAATTAACCCCCAATGATTTATTGTCAATAAAATGCGTAGTCAATGAAGTAAATTGGTTTGGTTCTTTTAATATATATTGTGTATGGTAGTTAAAATAGCCTGACATTTTTTTAAATTCAATGTTTGCTATTACTAAACTATCGAATGAACGTGTCCATTTACCTTTTGTTTTACTAAGTTCTTTTTCTTCAATAAAATTAGGTTTATCTAAATTCTCTATTGAATGATATTTACCTTTATTAGTTTTAGCACCTTCGTCATATTGAAAGCTACTTTTTCTATATAAAATTACATGTGGATTTTTAAGAAATATGGCATACCTTATAATGCCACCCTGTTTATATTTACCATGCTCATCGGCTACTTCATTACCGAACATTTTGGCTTTTTGTAATGAAGTTGTCCATCCACCATTCCTTATAGCTTTATTATAATTGTTAAAATAATAATAAGGACCGTAACTTCTCATAGTACTAGATTTCATTCCCAATGCTGAAATGTAACTTAATAATTCATGAGATGTTCCAAAATAACCTACACATGGTGTTTCAATGACATTATTTTTTTTATCTTTTAAATAAATTAATTTTCTATTTTCATAAAATAATCTATATACTGAATGGTGTATAGGAAAATACAAAAGTTTTTTATAATTACAAATTTCATCTATTAATACCCACCATAAATCATTAGAAGAATTCCATCTTTTTATTTTGGATATACCCTCGTCTATATTATAAAACAAATAAACTCCATTACTATTTTCAATATAGCCTAAGCATTTATATACTTCATTAAATATACTTTTTACAATATCTTTGCCTGCTTGTTGTAAAGTATTGTTTTTCAATAATGTAAATGGAAAGACACATAAATTTGATAATTTACTTTTACCTTCTGGATACTTATATAAAAGATATTGTAAAAAAGGCTTACTAAATGTTTTGCCTGCTATGCTTTCTAAAATCTTAAAACAACAAACGAATATTTTTTTTCGAGCATTCGTTTTTACTGTATGAAAATCGGTTTTAATAGCTTTATGAATGTTGTATGTAAAATAATTATCTGGAAATAATTTATCATCTTTTCCTATTAATGTTTTGTCTAATCTTATATCACTCATTTTTGTATTAAATGTTTCGCTAGACATGCTATTGATATTTATATTTGACATTTTATATATAAATATCATTATTTTTTATTTTTAATTTTTCTTTTAATATTTTCTTTTTCTTTTTCTTGTCTGGTTTCCATAATATGTTTGCCTAGTTCATTTACCATTCTAGGATCGTTTTTAAAGAATATAGAAAGCGAAGCCAATAAATGTTTTTTGCTAAGGGGAGCTTTCGTTTTATTTTTAGTATAAATAAGTTCGCCATCAGGTATATTAAGTTGTTCAATATCATTTGATTTCATAATACCTACTAAACTTTGTGTGAGGTCTTTTTTTATTTTTCTTCTTTCTCTTAGTTCTTTTTGTAAAGTTCTTATTTCATTGTCTATTGACAACCATGTTTTCACATTTTCCAATAGTTCATTATTTGTCATATACTATAACAATAGGTTTAATTTTTTAAATTACTTTATAATTTAAATACTATTATAACCTTCATTTATTTTATCATCTTCTTTATCATCGTTGAAATCATTTTCTATATTTTTCATAAATCTCTCCATCTTTTTTTTAATCTTTCTAGATTTTTTTCCACGTTTTCTAATATGAGGAGTTAGATTCATGATAGGTTTTCTATTATCTTGTAGGTGATTGATTGTTTCAGTAATGAGAGTTTTTCTTAAATCTTTATTGCTCATTATATTATGAAGTAAATAAATATTTACATATTTAGATAATTCTTCATTAGATAAATCTTTATATCTATCCTGAAAAACCCTATACAATTTCATGTAAATAACCGTTGATTTTATATCTTCCATATTTTTAAAATATTTATCAAAAAAAGAAACAAATTTATCATCTGTCATTAAATCAGAAAGATCTTTAAAAAATTCATTACTTTCTACAAGGTTTGCTCCTTTTAATTCTGCCAGATCTAACATGGCGTGATTAGGATTATTCAATACTAAATCAAGTCCCTGTGACATTGTATAAATAAAATATTAAATATAATTTTAAATAATTTATATAAAATATTAAAACAGTATTATTTATTACAATTATGCTTTTATCTCTCCACCTTCGGACATTTTTAATCGTTTTATTCAGAGATAAAAATATATAAAATCGATATATTTTTATTTTAGGAATTAATAAAAATATAAAATCACAATATATTATAGAATGCCACAGATGAAAAACAAAAAAATACCTAATCCTAAAAATGACAACTCTAAAAAACCTTTATCTAATACAAAAATCAGAAAAAAAATCAAAGACTATCAAAATATTATACAAGAAACCATTTTGTCAGTTCAGAATTATAAATCTTTAGATATTGTCGAAAAATCAGATTTTTATCTTTGTGTTCATAATTTGGAGAATTTATTTTCAGAACTAACAAACATATCCATGTTAATTTCAAATAAGAAAGAAATTATAGATTACGATGATGTAATTACTAGATTAGAAAAAATAAAAATGCAATTATTAGAAAACTTTAGACTTTATGGTACAAAAAGTATAGAAACATTAATAAATATAGTATTCGATGATAAATATTTAGATTCTATAATAAACGATACTAATAAATATTTATATGACATAATAAAAAAATATACTCATCCTATTAATTTTAAAATTATGGGATGGAAAGAGAAAAATAGTTATAATAAAAATGAAAAAATAAAACAAAAATTAGCAAAAAATAGAATTGTAGAAGATTTTATGATTGTAGAAGAAGCAGGAAATTTAGATTGTTTCGATTTAGCTAGAACCAAAAAGAACTTTCAAACTAAGGTTTATGGTGTAAAAATATGTTTTCAAAATATTTCAAAAAGGAAAACTCTTATTGTTTCGGTTATAACCGATAATATGATGTTGAGTTGTATGAATCAAAAATTTATATCTTCAAAATTAGTATCTCTTCATATAGATAAACCTACTGATCCCTCTTTTATGACAAAAGACTTTTCACGTTTCGTAGATTCTCTTACTTTAAAAGATATTTTGGTGTATAATAATAAAGAATTATATAATAGATATCAGGGTTATTTAAACCAAACTAACTTAATAAAGAAAAAAACTATATCACAGATAGTAAAGGAATTCATAGGAAGTGAATTGTATGGTCAAAGAAGGACATTAATACAAATGTTAATGAAACATAATGATCCTGAGTTTCAATATTTAGCGTATTTATTATATGATCTTTTAAATAACAATGAACAAAATGGTAATTTCGATACATTAGAACAAGCTATTTTATACGATAGTTTGCCATGGCATATCAAAAAGTTTTTTAAAGATGCGATGAGAACCACCGAAAAATATACAAGAAATTTAACAAATTTTGATACAAGTAAAATTCCCATAGAACAACAAATTTGTTTAATGAAAGCCAGTGATTCTGTAAAAGAAAAAGCTATGTTAAAATTAAAAGAGGTGAAAGCTAAATCGGAAGATTCAGGTTCAAAAGCACGACAGTATTTAGATGGTCTTTTAAAGATTCCATTTGGGATTTATAAAAAAGAAAGTATATTAACAGTAATGCCTGAAATTAATGAGAAGTTTAAGAACATGGTTTCTGAAATTATTGAAAACGGTGAAAACGTAGATATACCAAAAAAAGAAAAATACTCCGCATTAGAAATAGAAAAATATACAAAATATCTCGAAAGTGATTATTTTAATAATAAATATTTAAAATGTGTAGAAAAGTTGATAAACGGTATGACTACGGGTAAAAGAGATAAACTAGTTTCAAATATATGCTTAATAAACAGTATATTAAAAAAAAATAATCAAAAGAAATTACGCATACTTCATTCTGGTAAAAAAATCAGTTATATGAAAGAAAATATCCGAAAAACACTTATAAATGTAGGAAAAGATAGTATATTAATGAAAGAGTTAATAAAACGTAATGCATCATTATTTAAAACTGCAAATACTATTGACATTAAAGATAATATAAACGACATCAATGAATCATGGGATCAATTATCAGAGAATATGAATGGAATTACAGATGTATTAAATGAGTCTATTTACGGACACGATAAAGCCAAAAGACAAATTAAACGCGTAATAGGTCAATGGGTTACTGGAAAACAAACAGGATATTGCTTTGGATTTGAAGGTGCTCCAGGTATAGGTAAAACTTCTTTAGCTAGAAAAGGTCTAGCTAATTGTTTAAAAGACTCGGATGGGACAACACGTCCTTTTTCATTTATAGCATTAGGTGGTTCAAGTAATGGAAGTACTCTTTCGGGTCATAATTATACTTATGTGGGATCTACATGGGGTAGAATAGTAGATATATTAATGGAAAATAAATGTATGAATCCTATTATATTTATAGATGAATTAGATAAAGTTAGTAAAACAGAAAATGGTAAAGAAATAATAGGTATTCTCACTCATTTAATTGATCCAACGCAAAATGAAAGTTTTCAGGATAAATATTTTAGTGGTATTGATATTGATATGAGTAAGGCATTGTTTATTTTTTCTTATAATGACGTTTCTGTTATTGATAAAATTCTATTAGATAGAATTCACAGAATTAAGTTCGATAATTTAACTCTTCATGATAAATTAGAAATTACGGAGAGATATATATTACCGGAACTTTTTGAAAAAGTAGGCTTAGAAAATATAATAGAATTTAATACAGAAATACTAAAATTTATTATAGAAACATACACAAGGGAGTCTGGTGTTAGGAAATTAAAGGAAATTTTATTTGAAATTATAAGTGAAATAAATTTAGAAATATTAAATAATAAATCAGAACGCGAAATTCCTATTATCATAACAAAAGAAGAAGTAAAGAATAAGTATTTGAAAGAAAGAATCGAGGTAATTCATAAAGAAATTCATACACTTCCTAACGTAGGTATTATAAATGGTTTGTGGGCAAACGCATTAGGAATGGGTGGAATTATTCCCATAGAATGTAATCTATGGCCTTCTAATACATTTATGGATTTTAAATTAACAGGCCTACAGGGCGACGTAATGAAAGAAAGTATGAACGTTGCCAAAACTCTTTCGTGGAAATTAACTCCAGATAAAACAAAGAAAAAGTTACGCGACAGTTTTGAGAAAACTAAATTACAGGGTATTCATATTCATTGTCCCGAAGGAGCTGTACCTAAAGATGGTCCTTCGGCTGGAACAGCTATAACAACAGTAATATATAGTTTATTAAATAATAAAAAAATAAGAAATGACATTGCTATAACAGGAGAAATAAATTTACAAGGACGAGTAACTATAATAGGAGGACTTGAGTTGAAAATTTTAGGAGGAATTAGAGCAGGAGTAAAAACTTTTATATTTCCAAAACAAAATGTAAAAGATTACGACAAAATAATAGAAAAATATAAAGATAAATATGTTATACCCGAAGAAATAACATTTATTTCTGTGGAACACATAAGCGAAGTATTAGATATTGTATTTGTATAATTTTAATATAATATATTATTATATTAAATATGGCATTAGCATTTTCAGCATCAAATTTATTACAATTTTATACATTTATATCGCCTATTTTCATATCATTATTTTTATTATTGAAATCGACAATGGAATATAATATGAAAGGGATAGTTTACATTATAGGCGTATTGATCAATTATGTTATTGGCATGTTGATTAAAACTATATTTTATGGTATGGATCGTTCAAAAATTAGCTCTGGACAACAACCACAATGGCAAAGGACGCCTGTTAAAATGGGATGGCCTATGCATCCTGGTCAAACATCTAATGGAATGCCGGATTACTGTAATGTTTTTGAAGGACCGTGGTTTAATAGTGCTTTAGGAGCAACAAGTATGCCTTCACTTAATGCGATGTTTCATGCTTTTACATTAGCATACCTTATTATGGGTGTATCATCTAATCCTTATCCGGCAGGAGTTCCTTTTGTTATTATAGTGGGTATTACAGCTTTATGTAATATGTTTTACAGAACAATGTTATATTGTGATAAATTCATTGATATAATTGTAGGCATAATATTTGGAGGAGGATTTGGCGTTGGGTGG